GGACCTAGCAATACGGTCTCCGTGAAAGATACGATCGTCATGGCGCGTACGGCTCCCAAGCCGTCCGCAACGTTCTCGGGCGTGGGTCGTCAACAATGCAAGCTGACGCGTACTCTCACCTTGACCGGTGCTCTCACCCCCACTGGGGATGGGATCATTTCGGCCGAGACGAGTATTCCCGTCGGCGCCGCTGCGGCTGACATTGACACTATGTGCGCAGACTTCGGTACCTTTGTGACTTCGGCCGGTTTTAAAGACCTGCTGAAGAAGCAACTCATTAACCAGTAAAACGGTTCGTGAGTTTATTGGTACTGTTGGGTGTGATAACGTTCGCAGCAGTTCTGCTGGGAAACGCTATCGGCCTGTTCTGCGTACTTGCTCTAGCCGAGAAATACCGGCCTGAGTTGTGTAGATGTCTACAAAAGGAGTGTTCTCGTGAAGAAACCTCTCTTGAAAGGGTTGAAAGACCTCAACAAGACGCTAGCCCGAGTGGAACGGAAAACGTACCATCGGATCCTGGCCACCGCAGTCATCCAGTACAGCAGGATGAGCGGAGATCGAAGGCTCCTGGGCGCGCTCCGCGCTCGTGACTTTCGTACTCTGTATCGTCTTGCCGATGGGTTGGTCTCACAGACGTTTGAGACTGCAGCGTTGCATTTCGCTGCCCATCAAACAGCCGCACTGATACGCAAGTATCCTTTCCGCCCCGAGGAAATTGGGGAGGATCCCGAAGCGAATGCCTTAAGGGGATTCCTCGCAGCTGAACATCGCTGCAAGAGGCAGAACCAATGGCACCGCGCGAAGGCTCGAAGGAGCTCTCGTTGGGAGGAGTACTTGTTTCGGATGAGATCTTGGATAGAGTTCGAATTAAATACCGAACCCGATCTCCAGGAAATCTACGACTTGTGCGACTTTACTGGAGGCGCCAATGTCGGGGTACACGGAGATGCAACAAACCTTGCCAGAAAACTACTGGCTAGGTTGTCCGTGACGCCGTCAGCGCTACCGTATTTCTCTGCATCAATGACCGCGAACCAGACTTACGGGCTGTTGTACTCCCGTGGGAATGGAGCTGTCTCCTCGGTTTACGTCAGTGAGATCGACGTTTCCGAGAGAGCAGAGATAGTTGACTACAATAAAATAGCGTTCGTACCCAAGACAGCCCGTATACACAGGACTGTCGCGAGTGAACCGTTAGGTAATGGTTATCTACAGAAAGGTATCGATCTCCTTATGAGGAAAGTTCTCTTGAGGGCCGGTATCAACCTTAGTAGCCAAAGCCTCAATCAAAGGCTAGCCCGTGAGGGCTCGGTCGATGAGACGGAGGATGGTTTCTGCACTATAGACCTGTCGAGTGCTAGCGATAGCATTTCGATAGGCCTTGTGAAGGACCTACTCCCTCCAGCGTGGTTCAGATTACTGGATCGCGTTCGGAGTCCAAGCTACAGACTTCCGTCCTCACAAAAGTCCGTGAGGTACGAAAAGTTTTGTAGTATGGGGAACGGTTTTTGCTTCCCATTGGAAACCATGATCTTCGCTGCAGCTTGCCACGCCTGTCGGTGTGGTAAAGCGGGCGTCGACTACATGGTCTACGGGGACGACATTATTGTCCGTCGGAAGTACTTCTCTGACGTTGTCGCCTTACTCAAGCGGTTAGGATTCAAGACGAACGTAAAGAAAACGTTCGCCGAGGGTCCGTTCCGCGAGAGTTGTGGGAGCAATTGGTACAGAGGTGAGGACGTTACCCCCTTCACGCTTGACTTCAAGCTCGATACCTTGAGCTCGTTGTTCAAGTTCCTGAACCTCGCTCGTCGGAATGACGCTTCCCAGCGTTATCTCGATGAGACATTCCGGTTTGTAATGAGCCGGATACCGGATCGGTATCTGTTCTGGCGTCCCTACAAGGGGGCACCAGATACAGGAATCGACCCGGCAGGTTTAGATCTGAGCGATCGACGGTCACCGTTTGTGAGTAGAAATACTTACTGGCAGTGTCCGTCTTGGCTGGAGATCTGTGTGAGTCCTGTGAAGGATTCGCTTAAGGATTGTCCCCCCGAAAGGGTACCGGACATCGTGATGGCGGCTGCATTGAGAGGACATCCCTCAAATGCACCGTTCACCTATCGACGAAGAGTCGAGACGCGCGTGAAACTCGTTTCACGTTCAGGAGACCTCAAAATCTCCTTCAACCCTGGTTGACAACCAGGGCCGCCACTGGATACTTGAAGTGAGGTAAAATACACTTCCGTAGCCTTTTGGTGTTAAG